CGTTGGTGTGTGGCCCAAACGAAGGCTCATGAGGAGCAAATTGCCATTAAAAACCTTGAAAATCAAGGATTTAAGGTATTTTTACCCATGTTGCGAGAGCATCGTGGCAAGGAAATCAAGGTCGTGCCCATGTTTTCAGGGTACATGTTTATCGAGGTAGACCTTGAGGCTGACTGGCTAGCGGTTAACTCCACACGAGGCATCCGTCGGCTTATGATGTCAGCTGCCATGACCCCATCAGTTCTGCCAAAGGGCTGGGTTGAGCAGATGATGGAGCAGGGCCGAGTGGTAGATGCCTTTGTCGACGCCATGGTCTTTGCCAAGGGAGACATGATAGAGTTTACCACTGGGCCATTTAAGGGTCATCAGGGTAGATGCCAGTGGACCAGCCAAGATCGTGTGGCTCTATTGCTCAACCTGCTTGGCCGTGAGACCTGTGTGCATTCTAAGCCTGAGATGCTGAAGGTCGTTGAGAAAACTTCTCAATAATAGTACTTTACAATCTCTGAAATTCTTGTTATTATGATAGATGATATACCCCCGTGGTTTGCCCTGAAGGGCAAACTCTTCACGCTGCGGTAGCTATTCTCATAAAATGAAGCATACATTAAAAGGACATTCCCGTGATTGACCGACCCGGCTTTGGTTTTGGTACCCCAGGTGGCCCCGACCCAAGTGCCGCTGGCAAAAAGGGTGGGGCCGCGCTTAAGAATGCATATAGCATCCGAGCTGAGATGCGAAAGCTTGTGCAAGAAGGCTATAGCTTCGATGATTTAACCCCTGAGGGTGTCATGAAGGTGGTCGCTGAGCTTGCCAAGAAGGGTGAGCTTAAACGCGCCATCGCAATTCGTGGGATGTACCACGTGCTGTTTGGCCAGACTGATTCATTTGATCGGATCCTTGACAACGTTGAGGGCAAGCTAGCCACAACCAACGTAAACGCCTCAACCGATCTTGATAAAGAAGCCGATGCAAGAACAGCCGCCGAGATTAAAAAGCATCTCCTCCAGGGATTTGTTCCTGATGAGGGCCCCCAGGGACCGGAACCTATACCTGGAGAGCCTAACACCTGAGGAGATTCTTAACCTTGGGTTTGACTGGCGAGAATGGCTAAGCAGACCTGACCAACTCCCACCTGCCACCAACCCGCCATGGGTGACGTGGCTGATCCTTGCAGGGCGTGGCTGGGGCAAGACACGCACCGGAGCTGAGACAGTTCGTGAGTGGATCAAGAAATATGAGTATGTAAATCTTATTGGTGCCACCGCGGATGACGCGCGTGACATCATGATTGAGGGTGAGTCCGGCATCCTGCGGATATGCCCGCGTGATGAACGCCCAATCTATAAAAAATCTGATCGCCAGTTGATCTGGCCAAATGGGGCAAAGTCCCTGATCTTTACCGCAGATGAGCCTGAGCGCTTACGCGGTAAGCAGCACATGAAGTTCTGGGCTGATGAGCTTTGTGCGTGGCGTTATGCTGAGTCATGGGACCAAGCAAGCTTTGGCCTTCGCCTTGGAGACTGCCCACAGGCTGTGGTTACCACGACGCCTAAGCCTACAAAAGAGCTTAAGGCTCTTATCGCAGATCCTACTACCTATATCACCAAGGGCAAGACTGATGACAACTTTCACAATCTTGCCCCCACCTTTGTAAATAAGATTGTAAGCAAGTATCGTGGGACCCGCTTGGGTCGCCAGGAGCTTGACGCCGAGATTCTAGACGATAACCCAGGCGCACTTTGGAAAAGAGTTTGGATTGATGAGCTTCGCGTCCAGGTGCCTGTTACCCTTAAGCGTATCGTGGTTGCTATTGACCCCGCCGCTACGAGCAACCCAGACTCAGATGAGACTGGCATTGTTGTTGCAGGGTTGGGGATTGACAACCATGGCTACGTGCTTGAGGACCTAACGCTAAAGGGACGACCTGAGGAGTGGGCATCATGTGCTATCAACGCCTACATCCGTCACTCTGCAGACCGCATCATTGGTGAGACGAATAACGGCGGTGAGATGATAGAAACGGTCTTGCGCATGATTGATAAGAATGTTTCATATAAGGCCGTCCATGCTAGCCGGGGCAAGATTACCCGGGCTGAGCCGATCAGCGCCTTATATGAGCAGAAAAAGGTCCATCATGTTGGCTATCATGGCCAGCTTGAGGACCAAATGTGCGATTATGACCCCAAGACCGCTAAATATTCCCCTGACCGCATGGACGCGCTGGTCTGGGCACTGACAGAGCTTATGGCCGAGGTTGAGGTGGGGTCCACCGCGCTTGAGGTCATGGCGATTAAGGCTAAGTTACTACTAGAACAACATAACCCCCAAAGGAGATAACGATGACCTACTCAATTAACATGCTTGCCCCAGCTGCAACCCCTAACATGAGTTTTACCGCCCGTTCAGGTAACGCTTATACCTCTGATGCTAGTGGGGTTATTAAGACAGTTATTGGTCAGGATATTATTGATTTGAGCGGTGATAATTGCATCTCGCTTGGTCAAGCTGGTTTTAAGAGCACTTTTAGTAATACGGTTGCTCCAGGTGTAAGTAACGATAATACACAAGATTTTGGCGTCGGTTCACACTGGCTTAATACGACCACTGGGATTGAATATGTTTGTGTGAGTGCTGCAACTGGTGCCGCTGTTTGGCAATCTCTTGGCACCACCCCAACTGGAAACCCATGGCAAGTTGGTAATTTTTATGGCATTCCATTAGGCGTTACCCCAGTTTCCTTGTTGACCATCACCGCCACCTTATATGCTTATCCAATCTTGATTCCTAACACGGTGACCGTAAAGTCACTTAACCTTTCAGTAATTACTGGTCAGACTGGTGGCGCTGCCCATATCGGCTTATATGCTGATAACGGAAATGGTTACCCAGGAGCCTTGATTCAAGACAGCGGTGCGCTTGCAGCTACCGCTACCGCCGTGGTTACCAAGGGTAGCTTAACCACCGCAATCCCCGCAGGTCTTTATTGGGGTGCGTCGATCTTTACCGCGTCATCTACCATGCCATCAGTTGCTGGCAGCACCGTGGCGTACACGAATGAACTTACACATCAGCTTGGGTCTGATACCGCGGCTCATTTGCTTGCTACATCTGCTGAAACAAGCAATGGTCTGTCAGTCGCAGGTACATACGGTGCCTTACCGGCAACATTTACCGCTGCTGCAACCCTTATTCAAAATGCCGGCGTTCCTTTAATTGCCATCGGCGTTTAATACCCTACCTCGCTTGCCTCGCCCACCTTGTTAACTCAAGGTGGGCAACTCTTTTCAAAAGGATACATTAATGCCTCGTAACCTAATCAACATCACAATTCCAGTTGGGCAAACCGTGTCGAACATTGCCCAAGGCAATGGCATGACGCTGGTTGGGCTTTATGTTCCTGCGAATTTGACCGGCACGACCCTGACCTTTAACGCCTATGCCTCTAACGGTCAGCTTCCAGTCGGCTTGGTGACGGATGGCTCAGGCTCAGCAGTTTCTAAGACTGTTAAGGCAACTACTGACCAGTATATCGACCTGTCCACCGATCTTGTCGCCCACGGCATTGATGGCGTTCAGGTTATAAGTGGCTCAAGCCAATCTACCACTCCTGCAAAGCTTGTCGCCGTATTCATCTAACTAGGACCTGTTGATGTTTAACTTTGCAAAGCCGCCTGAGACCAAGAGTGTGTGGAAGCGTGCCGTGCAAGCAGCCCGTTATACCATAAGTGGGGTTCGTCCTGAGTCATGGATGAGCCCACTTCAGCCGTTAAAACCATTTGCCCCTGAGCAGAATGCTTGGCAGTGGGATCGGCCAGTTGGCTACAATCTATACTACAAGCCTCGTGGAAATGAGAGATATGACTTTCACGAGCTTCGCGAGGCTGCAAGACAGTCAGAGCTGATCCGCCTTGCAATTGAGACACGTCTTGATCAGATGTCGGCTATGTCCTGGCAGGTCAAGCCAAAGATGGAGACAACCGCGGGTGATGAGGCTGACGATAATGACCCACGAATCAAGACCATCTCTGAGTTTTTTACCAGCCCTGACAAGACTCGCGACTGGGATCAGTGGCTACGAGTTGTGCTTGAGGAGCTATTTGTTACTGACGCGGTATCAATTGCTCGGCGCCGTAATAAGGGCGGTGGCCTATATGCTCTCGAGCTTGTAGATGGTGCCACGATCTTTCCGTTGATTGATCAGGATGGTCGTCAGCCAGCTCCACCTGATCCTGCCTTTCAGCAGATCCTTAAGGGTGTGCCTAAGGCCAACTATACATCAGATGAGTTTATCTATTATGTTCGCAAGTCCCAGGTTAACACACCTTATGGGTTCAGTGCTGTTGAGCAGATCATCCAGTCAGCTGAGACCGACATCGAGCGACTTAAATACACTCTGTCCTACTTCACCGAGGGCTCAGTCCCAGACGCTTACATCACCGCCCCAGATGGGATGACCGCTGACAAGGTGCTTGCCTATGAGGCGCATCTTAACTCCATCCTTGCAGGTAACCAGGTAGGTCGCCGACAGATGCCCATCTTGGTGCATGGCATGGAGATGAAGAGCATGAAGGCCGCGGAGTTAAAGAATGACTTTGACGAGTGGCTTGCCCGCAAGGTTTGCTTTGCGTTTAGCCTGCCACCTACCGCCTTTATCAAGTCAAATAACCGTGCGACCGCTGAGAGTGAGAAGGATAGGACCCAAGAAGAAGGCCTTTATCCAGTGCTGCTTTACATAAAGCGCTTGGTTGATCGTATCATCCGTGAGGACTTTAACTCCCCCGATCTTGAGTTTCACTGGAATGATGATGATGAAAAAGACCCACTTATCCAGTCACAGATTGACACAGCTTATGTAGCTGCTGGCATTAAAAGTCGTAATGAAATTCGTGACTCATTAGGTTTAGATGATGAGGAGGGTGGCGATGCTTTATTGGTTACAGCCGGCAATACTCTGGTGCCGCTACCTGGTAGTGAGCTTGATCTACAGCAGAAGCAAGAGCAACAGGACCAAGCGCAGCAAACACAGTCAAACGCCATTGAGCAGATCCACGCAAAGACGCCAGCTCAACATGCGGCTGAGGCGGCAGGTGCAGCCAACCAGAACCAGCCGGGGGCTGTGGGTAAGCGCGCCAGCGTAAAAAAAAAGTTCTACGCCGTATCCACTCACCGTTCATAACTGCAAAGACCACGAGCACCATCCCATTGGTGCGTGCGTTAGCGCAAAAGGCACTACATGAGACGCGTGATGAGGTGATGGTCCACATCAGGGCTAAGCTTGCCCATCTGCGAAAAGATGACTCAGAGAGTGACGCAAGCGCCGTTGTCTCTGGGCTTACACTTGATGGGCTAGCCAACCTAAAAAAGGTTGGTCCTGCCCTTGCAGGGGTCACCCAAGACACTGGGAACAACTTCCTGGTGCAGCTGAATGTCCCTGAGGTGGATAACTTGTTTGGTCAGGTCAACGCAAGGGCTGTTGCCTTTGCCAATGCACGTGCCGCTGAGTTGGTCACGGATCTTGATGAGTCCACGCGTGACATGCTGCGTGACACCATCGCAACTGGCCTAGCTGATGGGGTTGATCTAGACACCATTAGCGATCGCATTGAGCAAGGCTATGCCTTTAGCGAGGACCGCGCAGACCTGATTGCTCGCACTGAGGTTGCCTCTGCTAATCAGCAGGGTGCCCTTGAGGGCATGAGACTTGCAGTTGCTCATGGGGTAAAGCTCAAGAAGGTTTGGATTCCAGACGCTGATGCTTGCCCAATTTGTCTAGACAATGCTGATCAAGGACCAATCTCATTAGATGATGCCTTTGACTCAGGAGATGACGCACCTCCTGCACACCCAAATTGTGAGTGTGACATGGCCTCAGATATTGAGGAGGATGCCCAAGATGAAGACACTGATCAGGGAGATGATGAATGATTGATCTTATAAATGACCCAACAGTTAAGCTTGGTGCCTGCTTGATCTTGTTTCTTTTCTCGCTTGCCATCTTATCATACTCCTTGCTACTCATAAAGAACCGTGCTAATCTAGATGAGAATGAATAACCCACAACCTAACTAAAGGTTTCTCGATGAAAAACTTCAACCTCTTTATCCCTATCACCAAGATTGACGTCGTTCAACGTCTTGTCTATGGCCTTGCAACTGCAGAGCAGGTTGACAAGTCTGGGGAGATCTTTGACTATGAGACCTCGCTTCCATATTATAAGGAGTGGTCAGGTGAGATTGAAAAGGCCTCTGGTGGCAAGTCTCTTGGCAACGTCCGTGAGATGCATACCAACATCGCAGCTGGCAAGCTTACCCAGATAAACTTTAATGATGAGCTGAAGCAAATTGAGGTTTGTGCCAAGATCGTGAATCAATCAACCTGGGAAAAGGTTGAGGAGGGTGTCCTGACCGGCTTTTCACACGGTGGTGAGTACATCAACACCTGGACAGACCCTGATAATAAGAAGTTTACCCGCTACACCGCGCGCCCAGCTGAGCTGTCCGTGGTTGATAACCCATGCCTAGGCTCTGCTACCTTTATGGCAGTAAAGGCCGATGGCTCAACTGAGATGCGTAAGTTCAAAACAAAGGAGCCAGTAATGACTAAGAACGTCGATGATAACGGCAAGCCTGCCCAGCCAAAGTATGTGCCCGTGCAAAAATGGGAAGCCAGTGATGGTAAGACCTTTGCAAAAAAGGAAGACTGGCGCCTGCATGAGTTGTCACTTGAAACAGCAGTGGATATTGACCCAGCCCTTAAGGCACTGGCTGAGCTCACAAAGGCATTAGACGACAAGGAGGTTGTTGACCCAATGACCTTGAACAAGAAAGAGTTCTCTGATGACAAGCGCAAGGAGCTTGCTGATAGTGGCAAGGCGATGCCAGATGGCTCTTTTCCAATTGAGAATGTCCAAGACCTTAAGAATGCAATTCGTGCCCATGGCCGTGCCGCCGATCCTGAGGCCGCTAAGGCCCACATCATTGCCCGTGCTAAGGAGCTTGGTGCTACATCTGAGCTCCCCGATGGTTGGGATGGTAAGAAAGATGCTGAGAAGGCTCTTACCGGTAAGGTTCAAGAGCTTTTAGCCCTTGTTAAGGGTGGTGAGGCCTATGATGCTAAGCTTGCTATTGAGGCTCTTTGCATCATTGAATGCTTGATTTGTGGTGAGGAGTTTGAGGCAATGTGGGGTGAAGACGGTGACGTTCAGCAGGTTGCTGACCTAAAGTCAGCCGTTTCTAGCCTAAAATCATTTATCTCCTCTGAGATTATGGAAGATGAGGATGAGGGCATGGAGCTTCCAATGGCCATGGCTAATAAGATTAAAGATCTTGCTAAGGCAGCCATCACTTCTGACGCTATTAATGATCAGTTTGTTAAGCAATTTGATGAGATGATTAAGATTGACCCACTTGCTAAAGCAGGTGCCCGTCACTCTGGTGCTGACAAGGAACAACTTGGAAAGGCCAAGGATGGTTTAGATGATGCTAAGGGTCATATGGAAGATGCTCACACCTCGCATGACAAGCTTGGCAAGGCTCACGGTGAGATGCGTGACACCATGGACAAGATGGCTGATTGCATGAAGAGTGTTATTGTTAACATGAAAAAGGCTGAGCCTGAAAGTGATATGCCTGCCAAGTTATCAGATCACATGGACAAGCTTGATGGCGCCATGGACAAGGCTGAGAAGCACCACGGTAAGATGGCCAAGAGTCATGATGCTGTAGATGCTGCCCACGACGTGGTTGGTCACGCCCTAAAGGCAGTTGGCGCAGCTGGTGATGAGGCTGGCTACACATCTGAAAAGAATGTGTCCGTTGATCTA